TGGCATAGCCAGAGGATTCTACAATCTGTTCGCTATGTACTGACATATTATAAGTCTGTTATCTCACTGACTGCTTCAAGAATGTCATCTTTTAACTCGTCTGTGAGTGTTTGTAATGGTAGGTTGCGTAACCACTCTTCGAATTGCTCTAATAACATTACTTACCTCCTTCCAGAATAAGCCTCTCGATACCAAGATTACGCAGGATTGCTTTATCAGCAGCAAAGCCATCAGGATAACGCTTATAGAGCTTCGCTATGACACGCGCTCTCATCACTGGGAGATTTACCCCATGAACAGCAGCAGTGTACTGTATGGCCTCTAAAATCGCTTCTATGCTTTCTTTAATCACTGCCTTACTAGGCAAAGGTTTACCATATGCTAGAGATTTCTTGTGATAGTCCTCTAAACGAGCTGGCTGAATCATCATTAACTCAGCATGATCGAACTCTCCTCCTAGAACCGGTGTGTATTTGTCCTTAAGTCTAAGACCTAGATAGGTAGCTAAATTACAAGCATACCACTCAGCATCAGCGAGTTCTTCACCAATGTTGATAGTGTCTTTCTTCTTAATAGCGATAACCAGCTCTTCAAACAACTCAGTAACAATACCACCAGCCATGTGATCGTAGTTAAGATCTACCATCCAAGATCTTGGGCCTACAGTAACTGTAGCAAATCCTAAGTTAGGCATGGTACGTTGTACAAGCTTCTTATAATCTTTGAGCCCTAAGGCTACTTCTTTTACTTTACTCATGCTAGTATTAAAAAGAGGCCAGCAATGTTAGTACTGACCTCATAAGTTGATAGATGATTACTTAAGAGTGTATTTCACACCACCAACTACCAACCATTTGATTGTGTTGATGTTTACCGGACGGATGTTAGTACCAGAAGTGATGTCCATGTCAGCACAGTTGTACTTACCATCTCTCGATGTGTGTTGTACTTTGTAACCACGCAATACACGGTCTTCTCCTGCTTCTTCCGTTACTACAGGAGTATCTAAAGCTTTCTCTAAGATAGAGAGTACTTTAGCAGCAGCTCCAGCTTTCTTGGCAGCCATAACTCTGGTAGCTTCATCAAGGAATGCTTGTTTCTCAGCAGCAATAGCTTTCTGAGTTTTGGGTTTACCTTGTTTGGTGAAGCATACTGTGAACGCTTCCACCCCAATGTTCTCAAAGATAGTACGGATACCTTCTCCAAGAGCTGAGTCTTCTTTATTCACTGTTTTCTCTTCCGAGTATTGATCAGCAGTTTCCAGGATATCCTGTACGTACTTGTGGCTTAATTGCACACCTTCACCGCTTTCGATGTGTTTGAACTTCACGTTGGTCTTATCGACCGAAGTTACTTGGTAATGGGCACTCTCAGAGAAGATGTCTCCTACTGAGATGTCGGCAATAACAATGCCTGATTTACTTTTGCTCATTTGTCAATGATTTAGAATAAAAGTTAGAAGATACGTCCTCACCTGCTAATACAGACTTGCTGTAAGCTGAGCGGGACACTGAATTAAAGGACATAGTTGAGGCGAGTCCTGCGCCTGTGCCGTCATAGGCCAAAGAGTTCGATGACTTGATACCAAAATCTCTCACAGCTGTTTTGACATCACTTTCAGTACCAACAAAAGTTACTGTACAGCTGTAATTCTCCTCAAGATCTTTGATATAATTTGCTACTCTTTCTCTACCACCCTTAAGAGGTCCACGGCTATCATTCTCCTCACCATCTGTGAACAGACTGATTAGGATCTTATCAGCTTTAGGGGCATTCTTACTCTTAATGTATTCACCTACATTGTAGATGGCATCAAGTAAAGCAGTACTACCACCTGGACGTTGTCTACCTGACCAATTAAGGTCTTTGGCTGTTCTTTCGTCATAAGCTGCTCCTTTGTAGATGTAGTCTTCATCGTTACGACTACCGAACAACATATAAGTTAAGACGTAGCTAAGTCCCGGATTCTCTGCTAACTCAAAGCCAAGAGCTCTGTGGTTAAGGCTTACACCTTGCATAGCATTAGCATACCTACCGTAGCTGCTCATACTACTTGACTTATCAAGCATTAGTATGTTGTGGATTGTCTTTGGTTGAGTACTCTGCGCCGTAGTACCTCCAGTAGCTTGGGCTCCGTACTTTTTTAGCATGTACTTGCTTGGGCCTTTCTTGTCCCCTTTGCTTGGCCTACCTCGGCCAGGCTTTGCTGGTTGTGTTTGTGTAGCAACAGGTGCTACATCGACAGGGATACCAGCTCCCTTTTTACCGTCTACTCTCATTTATCTTTCTTTAGTTTTGGAAATGCTTTCTGTGCGATCTCCTTCTCTGGATGATCGATGAAGTACTGTAGAAACATAGCATTAGCCATGATGTGGCCAATCTGATGTAATCCACTATCTGCATCATATTCTATTCCATCGTTAAGATCTGTGGCATGCCTAAGAAGGCTTTCGAGAATGTCTGTTCTGTTAAGTCCTAGTTTCCATTGGTTTGGATCATACTTAGCAGCTCCGAACTCTAATACTCTTACGAGCGGTTCTAAGCCTTTAAAGTATACTAAGGACCATCTTAGCTTGCCATCGTTGAATCGTTGAGCTTGGTTGAGCAAAGCTTGATTCTTATCTGATGCTTCTTCTGTGAATATCTTGTTTGAGTCCATTATCCTTCTATTGAGTCCTCGAAATACTCGTAGTCTATAGAGTACCTCTTATTGTTAATGAAGAAAATCACTACGGGTGTACCTGTGAAATTCTCTACTGCGATGCTGTCTATCCTTCCCATTACTGGTGTATACCCTACCACTATTGGGTTAAACTGAATGAGCTTCCCGAGGTATAACCCCGAGAGTCTCTCTTCAGCGGAAGCTCTGTTGAACTTGTCCATTTAGTGTCCAATTATGTCCCTAAGCATTATACCAGTCCTATCATAGCCATGAGACAGATAGTGATCAGAGGTATCCTTTGTATTGCTCTCATCTGGGATGAAGATCTTATCATAGGGATACTTGTGTCCTGAGTGCTTACCATCGTTATCAAAGAGTACTAGTATATTCTTGTACTTACGTTCGAGATAAGCCAAAGCTTCTGCAGGAAGAATCGTGTTCTCACTACGAGCTGCTACAGCTTCATACCCGAAGGTGTCAAGAGTTACTATATCTTTGGTTGACTTAGTAATGATCAGGGTATTGCTCTTATAGGCTAGCTGATTGAACCCCTCTATGTGTTTGTCTGTAAAGTTGGTTCTGAACTTCTTATCCTTGTGCTCGAATGGTCTGTATATCTTGTACTTACTCCAAACAGAATAAGCGTATGCAAGACCATAAGGGACAATAGGAGATACTTGATCCTGAGCCAACCAGAACATTTCAAGAGGTTGAATCTGGTAATGCTGGAAGCGTTCTTTTGTGTTTCCTGTACGATTCATCCAGTACATCAAATCTGCGTGAGTCCAGGCTTTCGCTTTGATGCGAATATCAATTGGATCAGCATACTTTCTTACTGGGGTAGGCAGTACTTTGCCTATTGGTTTAGTACCATTAGAAAGACCAAGACCGAAGTCTGTGTCTATCCTTCTGTATACTTGCTCAAGCTGGGTGTACCCAAACAAGAGCCTGACAAGTTGGAAGATGTCTCCGGACTTGCCTGTTCCGTGGTCTTTCCACATGAACTCCCTGTTAGGTGCTCGTGTTGCAGTGAATATACCAAAGGAACTAGAGTCATCAGCATTCATAGCTGCTCTTAGAGGGCTTAGGTGCTTCAGACCTATTTCAGGTTCATAACCCAAATAAAAGCAATAGAGCGCATACTCATCGACGCGCTCTAATATGCTTATATCTCCTAAGGAATGCTCATTCACGAACTGTGCGAAGTCATCCATAGGTTCTTAGGGTTATTCTGCGAACGGATCGCTTTCTGGTTCTGGTACTTTGGTGTCAGCTACTGCTCCACCGGTTACATCGTCGTCAGTGTTCAACCCTTTATCTTTCTCGTACTTGGTGAACTTCAAAGCCGAAGCTTCTTTAGCCACACTCATAGGTTCAAGGAAAGGATTGTCGTTTAAGAAGCGTCTACGATAGTCTGTATAAGCTTTCTTAGCTGACTGACGAACTAACAACAGACGCATAGCAAGCTCATCTTTGTCTAGGTAAGGCGCCATGATCTTGCTGAACTCAGTCACCAAGTTATCATACACCTTAGCCTGAACATCTTCAAGCAAGATACGAGTGTTATAGTTCTCACCAGTGATACCAGTACCTTCAAACATCACCTTAGGTCCTAAAGTAATCTTGTCAGTAGTCATATACTGCTGAGCGATGTGATACAGGACATCACGAACCTGTGCAATACGGTTGGTCATCTCTGGACCGTCCACTTCTGGAGCATCAGGGTATGCACCCTTTTTGCTGTCAAAAGGGAAGATAGTGATGGTTGTACCACCACTTGTACCTTCAGATACACCACCACCAAATGCTGCTAGTGGATCAGAAGCATCAGCTGCTTCACCTTCGCGTTTGTTCCTCCAGGTAGTCTGGATGGAACCTTTGTCATTCTTTACTACTTTAGAAAGAATCTGATTCTCGTTTATTCCTATTTTCGCCATTTCGTGTATTAGTTAAAAGGGTCTGCTGCTACTGCTTTTTCTTCTTCTGGATCGTGCTCTGCAGAAGAGAAATCTGTTGGTTCAGCTCTCTCAGTCTGATCTAACGATAAAGTACCGTCATAAGTCACATCCTGCTCAGTCGAGCTCGCAGAGGTAGTAGTTGATACAGCCTCCTTTGGGAACTCAGCCTCAAGTTGGTTAGGATCAACAGTACTATCTGAAGTTGGTACTGCTTCGCTTTCAGTCAACGTAGAAGTTGGAACCAAAGGATAGAATGTTACGTTCTCACGACGCTCATATGCTGGTTTCCCTGCATTAGCTCCACGCATAACAGTCTTAGGTACCAAGAAGATACCATTTGGAGAAGCGATAGGAGTTGATCTCACGAATGAAAGATCAATGAACCCAGCTTCGTTCGGTACTACTTTGTACACTGTTTCAAGCAACTCAAGAAGAGTAGCTTTACCGTAAGTAACTGATCCTTGTTCACCTACTTTGGACATAGGCTCCCCTGCGTCATCAAATGCGCATGAACCGAACAAGTCAACCTTAGCTTCACTACGGTCTACTGCACCAATCAGCAAGAAGTCTTCAGTGATTCCAGATAATTGAGCATTCATTGACAAAGCGTTGATGATGTCAAACCCGAATCCTCTGTCCTGATTGTCTTTCTTTTGGTACTCCAAACCGAACTCTGCTACTAGAGCATCACTTGGATATGCAGCACCACTTTTCCAGATACGGATATCAGCTGTTGAAGGCTGACGTTCTTTCTTCAAGGTAGACCCTGCTGCTCTTGGGGCAGCATTCTTCACTGCTGCTGCAGCTACTTGGATATTATTCAAAAATGATAAACTCATTTGTTGTTTTCTGCTTAATGTTTCTATCATCCGGGTAGACACGGGTTCTTTAATCGATGTAGATGGTGTCCCAATCAAATGGAATCTTCTTACCAGCTAAGTGAGGTTGTCTTGATCCCATGATAGATCCGTCGTAGGTCTCGAAGCTAACCCATAGGTTGCCTCCATCTGCTTCGTTTCTGTACATGTAACCAACAGCATCAGCATAAGCTGCTACCATACCTGCTAATTTACCGGTTAGAGAGATGTCCTTGATAGTAACATCTTCACCTTTCTTGTTTGCAACGATTTTGTCTTTAACGTGTCCGATTAGTATCAGACGGTCACAGACTTTAGCCATCATCTCAAGCTTCTCCATAACTTCGTTACGGATGTAGTAGTAACCTCCACCGTTAGGTAGTTCGGCTACACTGTCCCCAGTAAACTTACCACCACTGATAGCACTTTTCTTGTACTTAGTAGTAGCAGATGCTTCACAGAACTCCTCAAACTTGTCCATAGTGTCAATAGCTATGTATTTGTAAGGGAATTCTGCTTTCTTGTCCGGGTTCTTCTTCTTGAATTCGATAGCTCCATCCATGATCTGTTTAAAGATATCATCGAAGTCTGCTGTACTCTTTACAACTACTCGTAAGCAGTCGTAAACCTCAGCACCGCCTTCACCATCGAGAATAAGGCAGTTGGGTAATCTTGAAAGTGCTTCTGTCTTTCCTACTTTAGGAAGACTGTAAAGAAACAGTACTTTCGGACTGATTCTAGTTTTCTTTACTACTGCGGTTGGTAACGTGATTGCCATTTGTCTAGGTCTTTTAGGGTATCATTCATTTCGTCCATGAAGAACATATTGCTCTTATCTGGAGCTTCAGCCAGGAATGTACTAGCCATACCATTCAGAATCAGGTGATCTACTCTGTTCTCTATACCGAATCGATTCTTCATGAGAAAGGCACTAACAAAGAAGTCTCCCCACACAGTACCGCTTCCAACTGGTGCTAGTAGATTGTAGCCCATGAACATGTCCTTATCGAACTGTAACGGCTTAATCATACCGACAACAACGTCAGCATCTCTGTAAGTATACTTCGAGTCACCAAAGTCTAGTCTCTGTGGTGCAAGAGAACCATCTGATAGTTTCCCTTTGTTTGTTCTTTCTGCACTCTGCATATCAGTACTGAACTGTTGGATAAACAGAGGAGATACTCCCAGCTTATTCCTTGTCAGTACTGCATACTTAGATACACGATCGATTGTCTGCTTTATGGATAAGTTCGCTTCCTCGTTAACCAGAGCCAAGTGATCTATTACCCAAAAGAAGAACAGATTTGAGTCTGTACGCTGATACGATTTGATGTAGTCTTTACCATCTTTCCCCTTGATCCAGGTTATTGTACCATGCTTCTCCATCTCGTGGATTACATCATTCAACATGGCTGTAGGGTGTTTGATGATATCGACTATTTGGATATCTTCTAGTACTTCCTTTATCCATTCCATTGCTGAACCAACAAGAACTCTGTCCTCATCAGTGAGTCTTACCTCTTCTATCCTATTGAGGATATAGTCAGCAGGAAGGTTTCTGCCAGTAGTGCGGAACACTCTTCTTGCAACCCACTTAGCTATCTTGTCACGTCTTGAGATCTCCAGAGAATAATAGAGTACCTTGAAAGGCATCCCTTTACTCTTAGCATCCTCCCACGCATCAAGAAGCAAGTCATCTGCAAGTGTAGTCTTACCAACACCACTGTCTGCTCCGAGCAAGTAGTAACGGCTTCTGTGCAGACCATGCACCCACGATTGAAGCTTCTTATACTTAATCTTGAGTCCTATGTTTCCTCCGGCCATACCACGTTCGACATCGTCGAGGAACTCCTCAGCTTCTGCAGCTGCTCTCTCCTTATCTGTAGCGTGTGTGATGTCCGTCATCTGTTTCTTGTTTTACATGTTCTGCGATAGTTCCCTCACTCACACTTTCCTGTAGAGCAAGGTAGTCGCTTTCCCAGCTACCCTGACCTATGTAGTTCCCTATCTTTTGTTTCATACCCGGGCTTTTATAGTAGAGCTGTACAGTCCGAATCAACAGTTCATAGTTGATCTCACCTTTTACAACACGCTGTACTATCTTTGTGAAAGCCTTTAACCCATCTGCGGAGAACTTATTAAGGTCATACAAAGTACCATCAGAAGTCTGTGCTTTCCTTGGGATGTTACAAGCTCCGAGGAACTCGATGTACATCCTATGGTAGTCATCCTTCTTAGTTGGTGGGTTCACCAGCATGAGACCGTTAGTCTTAACTGCTACGACTTTGTTAAAGCCATCAGTAAGTACTCCGATATCTCTGCCGGTAAACTCTTTGTAGAACCTGTTAGTGAAAATGTACGTATCACGCTCTGCTTGACGCAATACATAGCCTCCTGACAATAGAAACGAAACCGCCGCTTCTAGTTCTTCATTCATAAAATCCTTGATTGGGCCTCTAATATACGACTTTTTACTGTCTTTTGCGAATTAAATTGAGCTTGGTTTGAGTTCGAAGATTCTGCTTTTATCGAAGCTCTGGAGTGCAGAACGCATCCATTTCTCATCTTGAGTACCTTCTACGTACAGTAGGAATATTCTAGCTGTATGTCCGGGTCTAAACCTCACCACACGCCCTATCCTCTGTATAAGATCTCTCTCATTCGAGTTGATCTGTACTATGATAGCTATATCCAACTCAGCTATGTTATGTCCTTCATTCATGGCGTTAACCACAGCCAAAACATTAAGCTTGAGCTTCTTAAACCTTATAAGAGCTTTATCATCAGACTTCGAGTTGTAAACTCTGTCTGCTCCTACAAGATCAAGACTTTGTTGTATGCTACCACAGAACATGATGATCCTCTTCTGTTCTGAGAACCGCTTGAGGATACGTCTTGCTACTGCTGCTTTGGACTTGAGTCCATAAAGAAAACGTGTTCGTTGTCCCTGTAGCATCTGTAACAGTGCTCTCTTGGGTGACTCGATAAAGAATGAGTGGTCCTCTGATAGTGGGTCTGGTGTTTCATCCTTCACAACCTGTATCTTGACAGCTTTGATCTTCTTGTCAAGGTACTTATAACTGGCTGCTTCGGTAATGTAAAACCTCTTCTTAGCACTACCTCCCGGTAAGTACTTGATCTTGTCATCAAGTGGGCAGGGTACTAAGTAGATCTTGTAATCCGCTACGTTAGTATCAACTACAGCTTCATCTAACGAGTACTTAAAAACCGTAGTTATCCCAAGATCTACGAGCAGCTTAGCTTTCGCTCTGTCTGTCTCATTACCACTTGAATCAGGAGCTGTTGCTGTTAACATCAGTACTGGAACAAGTAAATCCTCAGGAGTCTCAAAAAACTCTGATGAGAGATCAGTAAGCCGATGTGCTTCATCCAGTATTATAAGATCAAAGTCTCGAGCTCTGTAGTTCTTCATCGAAGCATAACAGACACCTGTCACACACTCGTTGTACACTCTTGTTAGCTTCCAAGCCTTAGCCTCTTCAGGCCAGTTCTTATCTCTAAGACCTTCGGTTGGAACACCAAGAAATACACGAAGAGACTTGTTTCCCTTACGTAAGCGTTGAATGATATTAAGCGCGAGCTTACTCTTTCCAGTTCCAGTGCCCATAGCAACAAGACCACGCATACCAGCTGCAACCCATGCTTCCTCAGCTTTTTGTTGTATCTCATCTTTAGTCATCTTGTGCGAATAATAAACCCAGAGCTAACTACAACTCTGGGTCTTTGGCGATTTACTATCGTCTTAACAACGAAGCACGCACCACAGGACTCGAACCTATAAATCATGGTTTTGGAGACCACTTAGCACTCCTTTGCGGGTACGCGTTTTACTTTATTCCGGCTCTCTCACAAAGCATCAAGTAGATAAACTCTGCTAACTCTGGTGGCCATATAAGCAGATGATCTGCAAAAGACACGCCAATAGTCCTCATTACAATCCGGTTGGTCTGCTGCAACATAGCGTAGTTGTTGTCTCTAAGAGCAGCAGCTTCCATGTCATACATCAGATTATCCCAGTACTTTATCTTACTCGTATCTTCGCCTGTTAAGCCAAAACGATCAAAGATAACACTCTGTAGGTTATGTTCATAAGGTTCGTAGCATTCTCCTATCAAGTTCTTGAGAGGTTTGGGTACATCTAGCATATAACCTTCACTAGCGTCATGAAGTATTCCTATGCGTCTGAGTAACCCTTGGTCATCTCCGTCTGCAGCTACAGCCACAAACACACTGTGCTGAGCTATAGTATACATGTGAGATCCATGACCAGCAAAGCGAGCTCCACGAGAGAGACTCCTTGCTATGTCTTGGATGTGAATCATGCTGATTTCAGGATTTTCGAGGTCTACCATAGTACCAGTAGATACCATGATAGAATGGGGTGGCCACTTCTGTTGTTCTTCTCCGTT